GGTGCAGTGTCGGCATGGAAACGGGCGCAACGGGCGGCAAAGTAGGGGTGTGCATTATGGCGAAATTGACACGCAGAGAACGTGAGGTGGTCGCCTTGCTCGCACAGGGCAAGCGACAGGTAGATATTGCGAAGTCGCTTTGCGTGTCGCCGCGCACCATCGAGGCGCACACCAAGAATGCAAAGATGAAAGTCGGCGCGCAATCCACGTTTGAACTGGCGTTGCGGGTGGCGGTGGAGAATCTGAATAAATAGGGGCAATCCCGAATAGACCACGCGTTCTAAAGTCACTATCCTTATGGGTAGTGGCTTTTTTGTTTTCTTGGGGGCGACGTGGGATTCCTGTCCAAACTATTTGAGCCAACCGAACAGCGCAACGCCGGTGACCAGCTTCTAAGCGCGGTGGGCGAATCTTGGTATCCGTCGTCGGCAGGCGTGACCATCACCGAACAAGGCAGCCTGCGCAACATGACGGTGTTCGCCTGCATCCGCATCATCTCCCAATCCCTGGCAGCCGTTCCGCTGATCCTGTACGAGCGCAACGGGCGCAATCGCACCAGGGCCACGACGCACCCGCTCTATTCGGTTCTGCATGACCAGGCTAACAGCGAAATGACCGCGTTTGAGGTGAGAGAGACGCGGCTGGCGCACACGGCGCTGTGGGGCAACGCTTACTCGGAGATCGAGTACAACGCCAACATGCAGGTAGTCGGCCTATGGCCGCTGCCACCCGACCGCGTGGGCATCGAACGCAACCGCGACACCGGGCAGCTCCTCTACACCTACCTACAGGACAACGGGCAGGGTTACGTGCTACCAGCCTGGCGCGTGCAGCATCTGCGTTACATGATGATTCGTGGCGTGGTGGGCATCAGTCCGGTCCGCCAGGCCATGAATGCCATCGGCCTGGCGCAAGCCACCGAAGAATTCGGGGCGACCTATTTTAAGAATGGATCGCGGCCCAGCATCATCCTCAAGCACCCGTCGAAACTGTCACCTGAAGCCTACGCCCGGCTGCGTGACAGTTTCTCCGAGAACTGGCAGGGGCTAAAGAACGCGCACCGCATCAACATTCTGGAAGAGGGCATTACGCCGGAGGCCATCGGCATCCCGCCCGAAGAGGCTCAATTCCTAGAGACGCGCAACACTCAGATTGCGGAGATCGCCCGGCTGTATGGCGTGCCGCTCCACATGCTGGCCATCGGGCAATCTGCGACCTTCGCCTCGGCGGAGCAGGATGCCATCAACTTCCGCCAGTTGACCCTGATGGAATGGGCGCGGCGCGACGAACAGGCACTATCACGCGACCTATTGACGCCGGAAGAGAGCAACTCCTATTACATCGAATATTTGCTAGATGGATTGGAGCGCGCCGACATCGCCACGCGCAGCCAGGCGCTTAACACAATGCGCCAGGGCGGCGCCATCACGGCCAACGAATGGCGCGAGCGCGAGAACATGGACCCGCTGCCTGGCGGGGATGCGCTGCTACAGCCGCTCAATATGGGCGTGGTGGGCGACGGCAATCCGGATGACGCTATGTCGGATATGCCAGCCGACGCCACGCCAGCCGATGATATGCCGATGGAACCGGCGGACGCCAGCGCACGCGCGGCCTTCGTGCCGCTCTTTGAGGATGCCGCAAGAAGGGTGATCAAGCGCATTGCCGCCGATGTGCGCAAGGGCGGTGGGTCGGCCTTGCGCAAGGGTGGGCCGGAGGGGTTTGGCGGCTGGCTGGACGCGTTCGCCGTCGGCATTGGGCCGGTTGTGGCGAGCGTACTGTGGCCGACGGTGCAGGCGCAATCGTTGCAGGCGAACGGAAATCGGTTGGACGCACAGCGCGCACTGGACAGCCTGGCGGCGCACATGGCGATCATGCTGCGCGAACAGGGCACCGAAATCATTGCAGAAGTGACCGAACTGGACGCAGACGTGCGGCTTGACCATCTGATTACCCTCATTGAAAATAATGATGGCTGGCTGGCGGATATGGCGCAACGCGCCGCGCTGGGTCAGACCAGCGAAACGAGGAGTCCATGAGCGAAACACGCAAAATCACTGTTACCGCCGACGAGATCGAGATCCGGGCGGCTGACGAAGGGCAACGGCCAACCATCCACGGCTATGCGGCTGTATTCAATTCGCTGTCTGTGCCGCTCATGGGAAGAAACGGTAAGCCGTTCCGCGAGAAAATCGCACCTGGCGCTTTCACGGAGCATCTCCTGGGCCGTCCTGACATCCGTGCGCTGTGGAATCACAACCCGGACATGCCGATTGGGCGCACCAAGAACGGTTCCCTGCGCGTGGCGGAGGACCACCGCGGGCTGCGCATCGAAATCGATCCGCCCGACACTACCTGGGGCCGCGATGCCATCGAAGCCATTCGCAGCGGTGTGGTCGACGGCATGTCGTTTGAGTTTGCGGTCGACGCCGACGAGTGGGCGCCGGCCGCCGACGGTGGGCAGATCCGCACCCTGCGCAAGGCAAGACTGAATGAGGTATCACCGGTCACATTTCCAGCCTACCAGTCGACTGAAGTAGGCGTGCGGAGTGAGGCTGTTGGCGATATGCCGGATGTACCAGAGGATGAGCAGCCGCTCATTCCTCCCGATGCTGACGTTGTGCTGCGGGCGCAGCAGGAACGCGAGCGGCGGCTCTGGCTGCTTGATATTCACGAGTAAGATTCTAGGGGGATTAAATACATGAACACCTATGTAGTGGAATTGCGGCGCAAAGCAATCGAAGCGCGCAACGTGGCGAGCCTGGTGCATAAGGCGGCCGCCACTGAAACGCGCGGCTTTTCGACCGAAGAGCAGGGGCAATGGGACCGGGCGATGGCGCAGGCCGAACAGTTCAACGCCGATGCCGATGCCGCCGAACAGCGCGAACAGCGCATCGGGGCCATCACCGCCGGGACGCAGCAAGGCGCCCCGATGCTGAACACCAAGACCAAACTTGGCGACAGCGAACAGGCGGCGATGGCGTACTACATCCGCACGGCTGACCCGTCGGCCATTCGCGAGCAGCGCGCCAGCAACAACACCGGGATGAACTTTGGGACCGCTGCGGACGGCGGCGACCTGGTGCCGACGGGCCACTTCAACCAGATCATCGCCCGGCGCGACGAAATGATGCTGGCGCAGCGCCTGGGCGTGCGTAGGATCGCCGGCGTGGGCACTACGGTCAACGTGCCATTAGATGACGAAGCTGACGGCGAGTTCGTCACCAAAGCAGAAATGGCCGACGACAACACAACCGGCGCCTTTGACCGCGATGCGCCGGCCGTCTCCAAGGCCGCCATGACGCTGGTCAAGTACACCAAGAAAATCGAGCTGACCGACGAACTGTTGGCCGACGAAGACAGCAACCTGCTGGGCTTCATTGAACAGTTTGTTGGCCGCGGCATGGCCAAGACGCACAACACACTGTTGGTCACCGAAGCGGCCGCCGGCGGCACGGCAGCGCTGACGTTTGACGCCGCGGCAACCATCGGCGCCAGCGAGATCCCGGAACTGTGGTACTTGCTGCCGGACTGGTACGCGACCGACGAACCGAGCGTGGCCTGGGTTATGCGCCGGGCAACCGAGGGCGTCATTCGTGGGCTCGCGGGAACGACCAACTTCTACTATGCGCCCACGCCGGGTGGCGCCATCGGCATGTCACCGCGCCTGTGGGGCGCGCCGTTGTACAACAGCGGAAAGGTGGCAGCGGCGGCCGCAAGCGCCAAGAGCGTGTTCCTCGGCAACTGGTACTATATGGGTCTGCGCGAGGGCCCAGGTATCACAGTGCTGCGCGACCCGTACACGGTCGACGGCAAGGTGATCCTGAAGTATTACTTCCGCGCGGTCTACAAGACGCTGCAAGCGGCTGCGATCATCTACGGCACGCACCCGACGGCGTAGACAACACTGACTGGCTGATCGTCCATGTGAGTTAGGGCTGGGTCTGGGCAACCAGATCCAGCCATATAGGTAAGGTGAGCATGATTACTCGCAAGACCGCACCAATCGTTTTTATCGCCATCGTCCTCGCCGCCCTGCTGGGGTGGGTGGTGGCCGTCGCCCGGCCACAGACGGCAGATGTGATCGTGCCGGG